GAAAAAATTGCACAGTTAATTTTAGTACCAATTTGGGCAGGTCAACCCGTTGAAGTTGATGAGCTTGATAATACTGAAAGAGGCGATGGAGGTTTTGGAAGCTCAGGTCTTACTTAAATGTTTGTTCAAGTTACTGGTAAAAATATGTCTGAACTATGGTTCAATCTTTTAGTACATACTGCTACTGGTAATCAACACTCTTATTATTATCCAACAATGTTTTCTCGAAGAGTTTATGGATATACAGAGGGGATACATTTTGATGATACAATTATAGAAAAGGATTTTTATAAATACTCAGGGTATAATAAAGATATGAAGTTGAGCAGATTAAGAGAAAGCTATTTTGGACCCAAAGTTGAAAAACAATATGATTTATTAGTCTCTCAAATTCGTCAATTACAGCCAAGACAAGCAAGAGGTTTAATTAGTTTTTCTGAGCCAGCTTTTAATAGGACTGATAGACTTAAATGTTTAGATAGTTTATATATACAAAAGTCAACTATGACTGAATATGAAGCTTTAATTGTATTTAGAAATACTGAAATATGGCCAAAAACTTATATGGATTTTGAATTTTTAAACGAAATGCTAGAGGGGTTTGTAGAGCAACGTGTTAGATGTACTTTATTCTCCTGCTTTATGACATCGTCATTTATCAATATGCACCAGGCCCCTACAGCAGCAATGATGATGAGGAAGTATGGTATTACTAGTTGGAATCCATCTTTTAAAGAAATGCTAATAAGATTTAAAGATAAATTTGGTGACCCTGCAGTTTTAGAGACAGTTAAAATGCAGTGGATAAAAAGGGTATTAACTCGTACTTATAGATTATTTGAAGAAGACGGTGTTGATATTGATATGTTAATTGGAGATTAAATGAAAGAATATAAAAAGATTGCTACAGAAATTGGTAAACTAGTTACAGAAAAAAACAAAGCTTATGGTGATTCATTTGGTAATGGGCATAAGGTTTTAAAAGTCTTATACCCAGACGGTGTAAAACCCGAACAGTTTATAGACATGTTAACTACAGTCCGTGTTATTGATAAGTTGTTTAGATTGGCTAATGAAAAGGATGCATTTAATGAAAGCCCTTGGCGTGATATTGCAGGTTATGCTATTTTAGGGGCGGCAAATGATGAAGCAATCCTAACAGAAGAAGATGAATCAGCTGCAAGTTACGACATAAAAGGAAAAGAGGAATAACATGAACAAATATTTCTATTCAGCCAAACTATTAAAAGTAGTAGACGGGGACACAATTGATGCCCTTATTGATGTAGGATTTGATATATGGGTAAAAAAGAGAATAAGATATATGGGACTAGATACTTGGGAAAGTAGAACTAGAGACCTTGAAGAAAAGAAAAAAGGTTTAGCAGCTAAAGCTAGAAACAAAGAATTACTTGAAACCAATGATAGTAAGTTTTTTGTTCAAAGCCACGGCCTTGGTAAATATGGAAGATTATTAGGTGAGGTATTTATTGGTACTGAAGAACAGCCAATAAGTGTTAATCAGCTTTTAATTCAAGAAGGCCATGCTTATATCTATGATGGTGGTACCAAGAAAGTTTTTGGTAGCTAAACTTATATTTAATTAATAATTAAATTACGGAGAATTAATGACACAACCTGTACATGAATGTATTGAACAAGCAGTTTTAGATTTATATAAAAATGGTCAAGAAGTAAAGCCACTTAAATGGCAATCAACTGAAGTTGAACATCCAATGATTGAAATAACACAACGTTTCTATCAAATGAGAATGCCAAGTAATATATCTATACTTCAAAGCCAAACTAAAGCTGATCAGCCTTGGTCTGAAGACCATTTTCAAGAACGTGTATCAGGTGAACCATTAAACCCAGGTAATCAATATTATAACTGGCCTTATTATGACCACGGTAAAGATAATGACCGTTTTCGTGAAGGTGATAAACAGTTTAGCCATTCTTATATGGAAAGATATTGGCCACCTCGTGATTTAAAAGGTATACGCTACAACTATGGGGATCTAGATCATCTTGTTGAGCGTATGAAAAAAGATCCATTAACGCGTCAAGCTTACCTTTCTGTGTGGTATCCGGAAGACCAAGTTGATATTGGTGAACGCGTACCTTGCACATTGGGCTATCATTTTATGATACGTGATAATCGGTTGCACTGTACTTATTTAATTAGGAGTTGTGATGTACGTAGGCATTTTAAAAATGATATTTACATGACAATTCGCCTAGCACAATGGGTAAAAGATAAGCTTGAAATGGATCTTCAAATGGGTGATTTAAATATGTGGATTGGTTCTTTACATGCTTGGTCCTTTGAAAGAACAATGTTAAAGGCCGGTACAGTATAGTGTTCAACTTTTATAATGTAGGTGGAATCTATGGAGGAATTGGTGGAGCATTGTTGGGAGCCCAATGGGGAGGCTTTGATGTCAAATTCAATATTGAACCTCGAGCTTTTTTTAATCCTGATACATTTATGAACAACTTTCCCAAAGCCCGTTGCACAACTGGTTTTGATAACTATAAAGATTTGAGAGGCACGCCAAGCCACCTAATTATTGGATCACCAGATTGTAAACAGTTTAGCAACTTAGGTACAAAGAGAAAAGATAAAGGAAAGCTACATGAACTAGACCCTTTTGATTTTGATTATGTAAAATTTTTAACAGCCGTTAACCATATTCAACCCGATTGTTTTATATTAGAAAATGTACCCAATGTTTTAAAGACTTTATGGTTTGAGGGCAAAGAATTAAAGTTTAAAGGTAGTGGAGATTCTATCTATGAATTACCTAATTATAATATTCAAACTGTTATTTTAAATGCTTTGGATTTTGGAGTACCACAGAGCCGTAAAAGAGTTTTTGTAATTGGAGCTAAAAATTTTGTACCTGATTTTGATATGGATAAAGTAAGTACAGATTTAATTAAAAAATATTATAAAGGAAAGATTTTAAAAGAAGTGTTAAATATACCAGACGGTGTACCAAACAATAAGCCACCAAGACATTCTGCTAAAAGGGTAGAAGGTTTTTCTAAACTAAAAATAGGTGAATCATATTATGGTACACAAAATAATTTGAGACTAAATCCGGAAAAACACGCAGGTACTATCGCATCTCATTGTTCCCGTTTTGTACACCCCCACGAGTCTAGGGTTTTAACCGTCAGGGAGAATGCTAGAATTATGGGTTTTCCAGATAGCTTTGAGTTTTATGGAAATGAATCTGGACAATTAGACCAAGTAGGAAAATCAATAGTCCCCCAAGTATCAATGGCAATTGCTTATTATATTAAAGGGATGCTAAATGACTAAACTCGACTCAACTAAATTATTTTCTTTAATCCAGATTGAAGATGTAATAAAAGATTATATGCCGATTCAAAAAATTGGCGAAAACTACAGGTGCAAATGTCCATTCCATCATGACAGTGATCCCTCATTAGTCATCTCACCCAGAATTGGTATTTTTAAATGCTTTGGCTCTGGTTGTGGAGAAACAGGTAATGCTGCAAGTTTTATTGCAAAATATGAAGACATACCTTACCCACAAGCTTTAAAAATGTTAGCTGATAAAGTAGGTAGACCAGATCTAGCACCAAAGGCACAAACAAAAGAGTTCAAAGATGTTTTTGAAATAAACCAATTTGCTTTAAACTTATACTCTAATATCTTATTTACAAAAGATGATGCAAGTGCTAATGCTAGAACGGCTTTAAGGGAACGTAGAATAACACAAGAGACCGCAAAACTGTTTCAATTAGGGTATTCACCAAATTCATGGACTTGGCTCGTAGACCAGCATTTAGACAATGGTTTACTCGAACAAGCAAATCTTATATTAAAGACTGATGCAGGCCACTATAGAGATTACTTTAAAAATAGAATAATCTTCCCTATGTTCCATCAAAAGAAATTAATTGGGTTTACAGGTCGTACACTGGGCGTATCTCAGAAAATTCCTAAATATCTAAATTCAAAAGATAGTGACTGGTTTAAAAAATCAAAACTATTATATGGTTGGGCTCAAAATGCCCAACAAATAAGAAGACAAAAAGAGATTGTAATTACGGAAGGACAATTTGATGTATTACAATTACACCAACGAGGTATTCAAAATGCTGTTGCAGTATCGGGTAGTTATTTTGGAGCTGATCAGGCTAACTTATTTCAAAAAGCTGTAAAGAAAGCTACGATAATGAGTGATGGTGACAAAGCAGGTATTGAAGCAACAATAAGAATTGGGGAATTTTTAATTGAACGAAATATCGACTCTCATATTATTCATGTTGAAGGTAAAGATCCCGATGATCTAGCACGTTATAAACACCGATTTAACTGGGATAAACTTAATACTAAATATGGTTATAATTTTGTTGAGTTTTGTCATCAACAAAAAGGCTTAGAATCTACTTTAAAACGTATATCGGGGCACCGTAATAAATTAAAATTAAGCCAGGATTTAAAAATACTAAGTGACTTGTCAGGTTATGATGAAAAACATTTAGAACATTGGTTAGCCCAATATAAAAAAGCACCATTGACTGAAATGTTAGATTTAAAAAAAGATGAATTGAATCTAGAAGATGAGTTAATGTTATTATATGCTTGTGATGATATAAACGTTCCGATTAATGGTTTTTTGAAGAATAGACTAGATAAAGATTTAATAAAGGTAATTGATGATAAACCTAAAGGATTAACTCAAGATTTAGCAAGAAATACTAAGTATGCGTCTAGATTATCAATACTTGACAATATTAAAGATAAAGATAAATACGCTAAAGATTTAATAACTAAACTTAATCTTGATTATATGAAAAAAGAAGTTAGTAAAAACAAAAAATTATATAAAGAAACTCAAGATTCTAAATACTTAGAACAAGTAGAATCTATGGTTAAGAATATTAACAAAATGAAACTAAAGGTTAGAAATGGACAAAGTTATAGCTCTTCGATTTGATAATTTAAAAGAAATATCAACAGTAAAAACATTATTAGAAATTGGCTTATCAGATTTAGAAATAAGCCCAGGTGATGCTATTATTGGTAGACAAGTTATTGACCAACTCAATAAATGTGGTGAAATGATGCAAAAGCAAAATGGCAAGACTAGATAGAAAAGAATATTTTATGTCAATTGCAGAACTTGCAGCTTTAAGGGGTACTTGCCCCCGAGCTCAAGTTGGCTGTGTATTAGTTGATGAAAGAAACCGTATCAAAGCTACAGGTTATAATAGTAGCCATCCGGGCTCTTGTCATTGTGATGATCATAATTGCTTAATATCAGAAGGCCATTGTATTAGAACAATTCATGCAGAAGTTGCAGCTGTACTTAATCTAGAAAAACAATATAAAAATTTAACTGCTTTTGTAACTCACGAACCTTGCATGCATTGCTACAAGATATTAACAGCGGCGGGAATAACTAAAATTTATTATAAATTTCCTTATGGTGATCATGAAGAAGAGTATTATGAATTACAAAATGAGATTGGCGTTGAGATGAAGGAGTTTGCAAATGTCCCGTTTTAAAATAAAGGAAATGATTGAAGTAATTGATAACTCAATCCAGACGTTAGAACAATTAAAAGAAGAGCTTCAAAGAAATGAAAAGGATTTGCTTAAATTCTATAAAAGGGGTAGCAAAAGGGCTGGAGTAAGAATTAGAAGATTACTCAAAAGATTTATTGATACCGCTCAAACAATTAGACTAGACATATACAGATTATACAAAGAAAGAGACATATTTAAAGGAACCGAACTTGACAAAGACTACAAAAGAGATAAACCTTCCACTTGATAATTGCGCTGAATGCTCACTATATCAAGAACAAACTTATAATCCCCATAACTATTGGGGTAATCTAAATCAACCAGATGTTTTATTTATTGGTGAAGCACCAGGTGCAAATGAACAACAAACTGGTTTAGCATTTCAAGGTAGAGCAGGTAAGCTTTTACAAAAAACGTTAAAAGAAATTGGAATTGATAATTATGCAATAGCTAATGTTGTTGCTTGTAGACCCGAAGGCATGAATGCTTATGGTAAAGTAATTGATAGAAAGCCAACTTCAACTGAAATTAGACATTGCTTTGATAACTTAGATGCAATCATTAATCATGTTAAGCCAAAATACATTGCAGCTTTAGGTGCTACAGCTTGTTCAAGAATGAAAGTTAAAGGAGGTATTACATCAGTACGTGGGGTTATGTCTGAAACACCTTACGGCCAGGTATTGCCAATCTTTCACCCCGCTTATATATTGCGCTCACCAAATTTTAAAATTGAGTTCAAACAAGATTTAAATTTATTAAAGAATTTTATTGAAGGTAAAGTTGATATTAAAAAGCCACAGGGTGATTATATAATTATTGAAGACCCCACTGAAATGGCTGCTCTTGAACAAGATATGTCTTCAAGAAAAGCTTTTGCTTTTGATATTGAAACAGACGGTTTAAAATTTTATAAAGATACTATTATGGGTATTGGATTTTGTAACAGGGTTGGTCAAGCTTATTACGTACCTCTTTATCAATCAGTTAGTAAAGCACCTTATTGGGGTGAGCACCAAGATATGGTGTTAGATTCCTTGAAAAGGATTATGACTAACCCTGTTAAAAAAATAGCTCACAATGGTAAGTTTGATGTTAAGTTTATTGACCATCAATGGGGTATCAAAACCCGAAACTTTGCAGTTGATACAATGCTATTACATTATATACTTGATGAAAACCGTCCACATGGTTTAAAAACATTGGCAGGATTTTACTTTCCTGAAATGAAAGATTATGATAAATATTTAAGAGAAGCTTTAACTATTAAAGACTTTGATGAAGAAAGCTTTGGTAATGTACCTGTTGAAGTATTAGGGCCTTATTGTGCTATGGATTGTGAAACAACTTATAGACTTGCTAAAAAGCTTGTACCTGAATTAAAAGGTAAGCTTAAAAAACTATTTTATAATTTTTATATGCCACTATCAAAAGTATATCAAGCAAGTGAATTAGTTGGTACTAAAGTTGATGTACCTTATATCAAAAAGATTTATGAAGAGAATGAATCAAAGCTTATTGATGTTGAAGCCAAGATTTATGAATTAGCAGGCCAGGAATTAAATGTAAATTCACCAAAGCAATTAAATGAAGTATTATTTGAAAAGCTAGGTTATCCTATTTTATTAGAAACAGCAACAAAGAAGCCAAGTACTTCAGAGCTTGCTTTAAAAATGTTAATTAAAAAGCTTGGTAATAAAGCTCCAATAGTACCTCTTATACTTGAATTTAGAGGCTTGAAAAAAATGAATACCACTTACCTAAAGCCAATGCTTGAGAAGGTTGATGAAAACGATAGAATTCATCCATCCTTTCTCTTGCATGGTACCGTAACGGGTAGGGTATCTTCTAAAGGTCCAAATATTCAAAATATACCAAGAGATCCACGAATCAAAGGTATGTTTATACCTGAAAAAGGTTATAAGTTTGTTGAAATTGATTATTCTCAAGCTGAATTACGAGTTATGGCATTTTATTCAAAAGATAAATTAATGACTGAACAATATGTAAATAAACAAGATATTCATCTTGCTACAGCTTCTTTTATATTTATGAAAGATCCAAAAGATGTAACTAAAGATGAACGTAAAACAGCTAAGCTTGTAAACTTTGGTTACTTATATGGTGCTACACCACAAAAAGCACATTCAAGTATTAATGAAAGGGTAGCGGCTGAAAAAGAAGTAATTACGCTTGTTGAAGCTAAACAATTTAGAGAAAAGTTTTTTGCTAATTACTTTGGTATCAATCGTTTTATTGCAAACACTCGTAGACATATACTCAAGAAAGGTACAATTAAAAGTTGCTTTGGTAGAATACGTAGATTACCACAAGTTGAAAGCCCCCTTGATGAAAAGAAAGCTGAAGCACAAAGACAAGGCTTGAATGCTTTAATTCAAGGTACTGCTTCTGACCTTACACAGCTTGCACTGATAAGAGTACACAAATTTCTCTTACCTTATAAATCAAGATTCTTATTTACAGTGCATGATGCTATTGTAATGGAAATACACGAAACTGAAATGCATTTGATTGATGAAATAAAAGAAATAATGGAACAAAACGTTGAAGGCTTTGACTTTCCACTTGAAGCTGATGTTGATATATTTAATAACCGTTGGGGTAATGATTAATGAAAATAGGGCAAAAAGACCAAAAAAGAAAATTAGTACAAGATAAAAATACTTTTATAGATCCAACTTTCTTTCAAATTCAATTTTCTATTAATGGTAAAGTATTTAAACAAGCTGTTGATGGTTTATTATCATTTGAAACTGAAAATCTTGATGATTTAACTGATGAAGATTTAGATAAAGCATTAGACCAATGCTCTTATTATAGATTTACATTTTTAGCGGCAGGAGCTGAATTAGAAACAGCAATTGCTAGAAAACAAAGAGAGTTTGATACCTGGTATGCTGAAGCAGCAACACAGGCTAGACAAATGCTAATTGAAGAAAGGCAAATATTAAAAGCTGATAAAAAGATACCAAATAACTGGTTAGGATCCATGACTAAAGAAGAAGTCCGCGGTAAAATTTTAACAAATCCAGTATTTAAAGAAGAATATGAAAATTATTCAAATACACTTGACAATATGACAAAACAAAAAACACTATGCAACGGTTTAAGAGACATACTTAATGAACGAGGTAGACATTTACAATCACTTGGAAAAAGACGTCTTGAGAACCGAAGAATGAGCTTCGGAGTAAAAGACTATGGGAGCGTCTAATCTTATAAAATATATGAATCGTAAAGTATTATTGTCAAAAACTATAGGAGGTAAAGTTAGACTTGATTCTCTTGAAAATGGTGAACATTTCTTTTTAGATGTCCACGGCGGAGTAATTGGTAAAATTGTTAGTGTTGGACTCAACACTTCAGTTAAATGGTTAAACCATCCAGACAAGCCTATTAGTAGGATAGAATGGATTGCTTCAGGTACTCAAGTCAAACGTTATAATCATGAGTAAGAAAAGAAAAATAGTAATTACAATTGCTGAAAATATTAGGGGCAAACCCTATGAAATCTTGAAACCAAATATCTCAATGGAATATGAGGTCCCAGACGGTGCAGATCTTGAAGAATTCTATCAAGAAAAGTATCGCGAGGTTAAAAGAATCTGGAATATGCACCTATATAATATGGTATATAATACAGAAAAGCGTAATGAATTTGGAGATATTAAAGAATACGCAAAAGACATGGTACTTGGTAAGGAATCTTACCCCGTATTTAAGTTAACTAAAAAACGAGGAGATAAATCATGAGTTTTGATGATATACTACTTAATATTAAACGTCGAGTTGAAGCTATTGAATTAGATCAGGAAAAGCTAAACAAAGGCGTTAAAAGAGCTGGCCGTACAGTTAGAAAACAACTATCTGAGATTGCTAAGCTTTGCAAGGACGGAAGAAAAGCCGTTCTTGAAATGACAAAGAAAGATGACTAATAAAAACCGCGTACAAATACGTAAAGGAGAAACCGCGATATGGAACTAGGACAACCTAAACACCTAAAGCAAACAAAAGATGGAGGTGGATTAATCCGCACTCGTCTTGAAGAAGGGGACAATGTACATAGAGTACTATTTGGCCCAGTAAAGATCAGTCTTCAATACTACCCAACACTAGTAGAAGATGAAACAACCGGAGAGATGGTTCAACGAATGAAAGTTATTCGTAGAGGCAGCGCTGGTACCCCACTTGATACCTTATGCTCTTTAGAAAAGAGAATAAGAACAGGTAGAGGAGAACAAAATGCAAGCTCATCATTAAATCCATCTAGTAAATGGCTTTATCTTGTAATGGATAAAAACGATGATGACTATCCATCTGTAAAAATAGCAGAATACCCTTATACTGTTTACAAAAAGCTTATTGAGCTTGAGGCTGCAGTATCTATTAAAGATAGTTCAAAATTAAGAAATGGACTTATCTTTATGTGGGATGCTATTATTACAAAGAGTGTTGATAAATCAAAAGGTATTCGTTTTGGTACCAGTTATGATGCTCAAGTAGATCCCGAAAATACATTCTCTGGTAAAGTACCAGTGAGTTACTTAGGGGCTTCTACAGCAGAACTTGGGGAAAAACTTGA